GTAGCCAACTCTGTAACTGAGAGCCACCCAGCACCTGTGGCAGTAACTTCACTTGGAGTAACTAGCCCAGACAGTAGCTTCAACGTCCCAGGTAACGTAAATTACAACGAGGACAACGACGTCGACTTCATCATCCAGTCGAACGAGAACGCAGCTACTTCCTAATAGAAGTACCACGACGGGTGGCAGCTTAAGCAAATCGGCTTGGGCTGTCACCCGTTAAAATTATAGAGAGGTAAAATGACCAACGCTAACTTGTGGATTCAAGCTGACGAGCTTGGTGATTACGCCTACACAGAATATTCAGACGAGGCCGTACAAGTAGCATCCAACTTGCTTTGGGCTATGTCAGGCCGCAAGTACACAGGAGTTACCACTGTCACCGAGCGTTATACCTGTACTCTCAGGAACAATAGAATGGGCCCTTCCGATCGTACTAACAGTCCTGTACTATTCGGCGGTGATGTTTACAATATTCCATCGGGGGACTATGACGAGTATTCAGAGTTGGTTGCTGACGGCCTATCTCCTGACGCCAGAATCAGGCTCAGAGGTCGCCCAGTTACAAAAATCCACGCGATTAGGAACAAGACGGGGACGATAATTGACCCCTCGAGCTACTATCTTGTAGACCACTCCACGCTCCACATCCGCGCTGGAACTCCATGGACTCCATGTAACGTTGAGATTACCTACTCATACGGCATCCCTGTTCCAGTGGCTGGCAAGATGGCGGCTCGTAAGCTAGCTATTGAGTTTGCGCGTCTATGGTCAGGCGACGAAATGTGCGAGCTCCCTCAGCGTGTAACTTCTGTTTCACGTCAGGGCGTCTCTTACACAATCCTTGACAACCAAGAATTTATCGACGAGCTTCGCACAGGTCTCTACGAAATTGACCTTTTCCTCAAGACGGTCAACCCAGACAATGCACGTCGTAAGTCAAAAGTCTTCTCTGTAGACACACCACGCGCTCGCCGCTACACGCCAAAGGCCCTATCGCTTGCTGTAGATGCAGATTACGACCTAACTTTGGTTAAAGACACTGCTGCATCTTGGACTTCAGCAGGCATTACAGGCATTGACCTAAGTAATTTTTTCCCCGACTCTGGTTACACTCCGCTAGTAACTCTCTATAGCTACAGTGGAACCACGACAGTAAACTTGGACTCTAGCGCCGTAACGGTAGATGCAGTTAATGAGGTAGTCAGCTTTGACGTCTCATATACCAAAGCTGTGTCCGCGTTAGGATTGGTAGATCCGGGAACATGGACCCTATGGGCCGTAGGCAGTGATGGGTCACTAACATATGTTGCAGCCGGAAACCTCCGGATTGTGATGTACTCATAGTAGAAAGAAGGAACCATGGCAGACATGATGACTAACTTCACCGCCGCAGATATGCCAGGCGCTGTGAAGTCAAAGAAGCCTGCTGCAAAGCCTGCACCAAAGGTCGCTGCTCCTGCACCAACCCCTGCTCCAGAGCCAACTCCAGTAGTTGCTGAGCCTGTTGTTGCTGTTGCTGAGCCAGCTCCTGCTGTTGCAGAGCCTGTAGCCGTCGCTGAGCCAGCTCCTGTAGCAGAGCCAGAGGCAGAGTAGTTTAGATGGCGACTCCAACTTATATAGACCTATCAGGTGTTACGGAAGAGGCGACTGACCTCCGTGACATGCTTGATGCTGTCTTGGACAAGTTGGAGAGCGTCTTTCAGTCGTACAACGTAAACTTGCCTGTCCGTAAATATTGGACCATGGGGCAGCCAGCAATTGACTGCGAGCAAGTTGTAGTCTCTTTTATACAGATGTATTTAGGAGCACCTGGAGATGAGGCCTCCACTCCTCAGAGATGTAATGTCCCTAGGAGTGCCGTGCTTTCAATTTCTATCGCTAGAGAGGTTCCTACCGTTGGTCAAAACGGTAGGCCTCCTAGCCCAGAAAAGATTCAAGCAGCATCAGAGATGTCTGCTATTGACGCATGGGTTCTCATGCAGTCCGTCAGAGAGTTCGATATATGGGACGACAGCGGCTATGGTGCTGGCGTCATTGCCACTGTTGACGTAACTCCCCCCGAAGGCGGATTCCAAAGCGTAAACATGCAGCTCACCTTGGCGGTTCCATAAAATGTACGGACTTCCAGATACAATTGCTGGATACTACGCATTAAAATATGCCCGATCTTTTAAAAGAATTAGGGCCAGTTCCGGCTCCGGCGGACTTACTTTTAGTTTTGGCGTCTCTAAGGTAAATATCTATGGAAATGCACTTAGAGCAGAGCTTCAAACTCCTTCAGGAGACCTCTGGAAATATCTAGAAGTTCAAGGGCGCAAGGCAGTGGCAGCCGCTAAGCGTCAAGTAGGGGTAAAAACCGGGGCTTTACGTAAATCAATTCATATGAAGCATTTGGCAAATGCCACGGGTCAGTACTTGTGGATTGGCTCGGACAAAAACTACGCTTACATACACCACGAGGGCAGTAGGCCTCACATAATCACTCCCTCGAGGGCAAAAGCCTTGAGATTCACCTCTGGACGTCGGGTCGTCTACACCAGAATGGTAAAACATCCAGGTACAAGGCCAAATAGATATCTTTCTAACCAACTACGCTTTTTCATGATGAGACTCTAAGTTAATCCACTATTTGTAGGGTAAAATAGGTATGTCGAACGACAGATTAGTGATAGAAAGTAGAAAAAATGACCGATCGTTTTAAAGACTTTGGAGCAGGCTCTAGTTTAGAGCGAAGCGCTATTAAGTTCAAACTCCACGGCGAAGAGTTCGAGTGCGTTTCCGAAATTCAAGGAAAAGTTCTCCTAGACATGGTAAGCCGTTCTCAGTCGGATGACCCAGTAGTTGCAGCTGGCGTTGTTACCGACTTTTTTAACAAGGTTTTGACCGACGAGAGCCTCGAAAGATTCGATGCGCTAATCGTCGACAAAGAAAGAATTGTCACGATGGAGACTCTGTCAGATATCGTGGCATGGCTGATTGAGGAGTACACTGGACGCCCAAATCAGCAGCCAGAGGACTAACAAGTTGGGCGATAGACCTCTGGCCATACGTAAACGGTAGGGCCCTGACGAACGGAATACGGTTGTCAGAAATGGATGCAGCTGAAATGGTTGATATCATCCATTACTACTTCGAGGACGATGCTCGCTATGCTTCGGGAGAGCAGGCAGAAGCTATAGGAAAGCTTCGAAATCAGCTGTATCTCCTGTATGGAAAGACCTACAGGTACGGAGCTTCAGGCTCTGCACCTGGAAGGTCCTACATGCCGAAAGGTGCTTCCGCCGATTACGGATTTAATGATGACGGATTAGGAGTACCTAGTGAGACGAAACCTTATGTTCCTCCCACTGACTTCAACCCTGACTCAGCCATGCCCTTTGGTTCTGATCTCGACGCCCCGTTAAATTAGGAGGTGATGTAATTGGCAGTAGTCGGTGAAGCCCACATTATTGTTAGGGCTATTACTACTGGCGTTGCTAATGACATCCGCCGAGGATTTAGGGGGGTTAGCGGAGATGTAGACAGAGCTGGACGTCGGGCCGGAGAAAGCATAGGCTCGGCTTTCACCAGAGGATTCAACCGCACCGGTTCAAATGCTTTCTCTAATGTTGCTGACCAACTAAGAGCCCTTTCTCCTCAAGCTGAGCAGACTCGGTTGGCTTTTAGACGACTAGTCCGAACTGGATACACCGTAGGTCCACTTGTAGTGGCCTTAGTTGGTGGTATTTCAACACTTATTAGCTCTCTAGGTGTACTCATTGGAGCTGCTGGTGGAGCTGCCGTCTCGCTACTGGGAGTGGCTAGTGCAGCAATACAGCTTCGTATTGGAGCCGCTTTCGCTGGGTTCGCCCTTAATGGAGTTAGTGGCGCGGTCTCGGCGGCAACAGATGCTAACAGCAGCTATTCGCAAAGTGTCGCCAATGCCACCAAAGAGCTTAAAAAGCTGAAATTTGAGGCCGAAGCTGCATCTCTCTCAGAAGAGCGGGCTGCTATCAACCTTGAAAAAGCCAGAGAAGCACTTCTTAAGTCGCAAGACTTGCCTGCTAACTCGCGGGCTAGGAGAGAAGCGGAGCTAGCATTCGCGGAAGCTGATTTAGCTTATCGACGTGCCAAGGACAGAAACAAAGACGTTGCTGATGAAATCAACGCCGGGGCTGGCGCTGGCATTAGAGACCCGTATGCAAACCTAACCCCCGCCCAAAAAGAATTCGCTCAGTTCTTGGTATCCCTAAAGGGGACTATCGACGAGCTTAGAGATGCTGTCGCCAGAGGATTCCTTCCTGCGCTAGAAAAAGGCATAACTGACCTTCAGACAGCATTCGGCGACAGGCTAGAGCCTGCTCTAGAGTCTTTCGGTGGCAGTCTTGGAACTGCAGTCGAAAACTTTGTCACTGGGTTTACTCAGGCAGGGGGTCCGGATAAAGTCTTAGAATTCTTTGCACTCGCCGGACCTAACATTGAAAAGTTCGGTGAAATAGCTGGCAAGCTTTTTGGCATTGTTGTAGACCTGCTCGTGGAAGCGGAGCCGCTAACGGACGGCTTCCTAGGATTCTTAGAAGATTCCGTAGATAGCTTTGGAACATTTATTAGTAATGCCAAAGAAGATGGCTCTTTGCAAGAGTTCTTCACCAAGGCCATGGAGAGCGCCGACTTGTTCGGTCAGATTATTGGCAACATTTTCAACTTCTTTGGAGACGTTATCGGGGCAAACGTTGGAGAAGACAGCCCTGGTGGACAGCTCCTTGGATTCTTTAAAGATGCCACCGGAAAAATGGCAGCGTTTGGAGACGAGACCGAAGGTGGAACTTCTCCACTAACGGACTTTTTCCAAAAAGTAGTAAATAATGCCGAGCCAATTCTTTCACTTCTCGGTGGTATCCTCTCTGCTTTCCTAGAAATTGGAGCCGACGAAAGTATTGGTGAGGCATTCGCTATCCTCGCTGCCCCGGAAAATATTGAGACCTTTAAAAACACTCTCGGCGAAATTGCCGCCGCTGCGCCTCAGTTGGCAGAATTAGGCGTGGTTCTGGGAGACATTATTGCCTATCTAACAGATAGTGAAGCACCAAAGATATTCTTAGATGTCTTAACAGAAGGATTCGGCATAGTCAGAGACTTACTGGCCGATGATGTAATTAGAGGTTTCCTAGATTTCCTAGGTAGAATATTTGCAGCTGTTACAGCCTTCACTTTCTTAATTGGAACTGTTAAAACCTTCGGACGAATAATCCTAGGAACGTTCGGTGCATTTTTTAGATCTATCGGAAAAGTCATTGGAGGGTTTAAGTCAGCTATGACCTTCTTCGGAGGGTTGGCAAAGATGGGCACCGGCTTTTTAGGGACAGTCGGAAGAATCGGCGTCATGTTCTTAAGATTTGGGTCTATCATTGGAATTGTCACTACCGCACTTGGTCTTTTCTTTACAAAGACTGAAGTAGGTAGAAAAATATGGGAAGGCTTCATCGATTGGATTTCAGGAGCTTGGGAGAGGTTCGTTGAAAACGTTTCTGCTGGATGGGAGCAGATAACTGGATTCTTCAGTAACTTTGGTCCTAATATCCAGAACATCTTTAAGAACATTATTAATACCCTGATTGGTTTCTGGGAGGGTCTTGTTAACAATGTCATCACCGGATTTAATAATGGAATTCTTGCTGGTATCAACAGTATTAAGGTAGACATCCCTGAGTGGGTAAGAGTTGGAGCAAGTGCCCTTGGATTTAACCTTCCTCAGAGTGTCGGATTTAATCTTCCTCCGGTAGCCCCATACAGAATTCCTAGACTTGCAGACGGTGGTGTCATTATGCCATCGGCTGGAGGTACGATTGCTCGTATCGCTGAAGCTGGACGTCCAGAGCGAGTTGAGCCACTTGACCCAGACGGGCTTTCTCGCCGCGACAAAGCAATTATTAACCAGCTTTCTGGTGGCGGACCTACAATTAATGTCTATCCGTCAGCAGGAATGGACGAGCGCGAGCTTGCCGAGATGGTGTCTAGAAAGATTGCCTTCGAAATTAGAAGAGGTAGCATTTAATGACTGAGTACTACGATTCACCTACCGCGCTAGATCAGAGCCTTCAGCAAGAAGAAAATCGGATTGTCAACCGGGCGCTGTCCGCGCTCCCCGAGCCATACCTTTCTGGGTTAAAGCTTGATGCAGATATTTCTCTTGGAAATCTAACTCTAAACACTATTGACAACAATGATGTGGTTTGGGTATGCACCGACATAGATGGCTGGTGGAATCTCCCAGAGCCCGAGTTCCCTGAACTTACTCGTGGTTGGGGCGACGGCTCCTACGACTCTATTGGTAGATATGCTTCTAGGCTCATCACACTCCGAGGCTCATTTCTCACACAGAACCCGGAGCAAGCAGAGGTTGCTCGTCAAACTCTTATAGATGCTATAAATCTTGTTTACAGCGGAGCTCTACTGGTAGTAAACGAGTCAACTACAAAGTCCTCGTTCGTAAGACTAAGTGGGCAACCAGAAATATCTTCTGTAAATCCTCGAGGCCGTCATGATTTTTCCATTGGTCTCAAAGCCGCTGACCCGATTAAGTATGAATATCTCGCGAACACTTACAGCACTGTAACGCTTTCAAGCGGAGGCTCTGACACTCTCGCCAATGCGGGTAACACAAAAACTCCAATTATCTTTGAGCTAACAGGGACCATCACAGGTGGCACAATAACAAACACCTATACAAATTTGGCTGGAGCCTCTGTTACTGAAACTATTGGCGGGATTACAAAGAGCGCTAATACGTATTCCACAGAGATCGACACTTACAACCGTAGCGTCGTTCGAGTGGACAACTCAACGAGTGCGACTACCGCTTCTAGAGGCGACATAAACACTTACGTTGACTGGATTCAGCTCCATCCAGGAAACAACCTTATTCAGTTCACAACTACCGGAGGGTCTTCCCAGTCTTGTAAGGTTTACTACCGCTCGGGCTGGATTGGTTAGTGTAAAATCTTATTAACGACGAATAGAGGAAACAAGACAGATGTCACCAGTATCTACAGGTTCTAGCACAACGCTAAGCGTTGATTATCGCTATATCCTGACTGACACTCTCACTGACGAAGTCATCGCAGAAATTCCTTTTGTTGACGTTAGCTATACAACTGCCCTCAATGAAGCAGGTAGCTTTTCTGGCTCCTTCCCTGTAACTCCCGAAACCTCGGTCCAAGAGCTTTACGAAAACACTCTTCCTGGAAAAACATCTCTTTACATTCTTCGTAACGGCGTCTGTGTTTGGGGCGGCATTCTTTCCGCTAGAAGCTATGACGTAAAAGAAAAAATTCTTGACGTAACTGCAGATGAATTTCTTAGCTATTTAGATCGCCGCGTCATGTGGAAGACGTGGTCCACCGAATATGTCTGCAACATTGAAATCTTTGAAGACCCCGCGGTGTCGGGTCGAATGATAGGTAAGGTGACGCTAACTGGCAGCGATACTCACGAAGAGTTTAATCTTGTTGCCGGGAAGAGCAAAGTTTGGCTGTCTTTTGGTACAGAGCTAGCTCCGTACTCTGGGCAATTCACTGTGTTGGACGATGCTACTTATGGCATTGACGAATCTACCTACAAGTCTTTCCACTTTGCTGGCTATTACAGGCCATCGGGCTCTATAAATTTCCGGCCAATGAAGGAAGCGAATGTCAGTTCAGAGATAGCTTCGGTCAGGTTTAGGCAAGACACTGACGACTACTTGAACATTCTCCTTACAGAGCACTTCTCCGATGACATCAAAGATTTAAGTTTTCAAAATGAATACATTGCTCCAGGAGAGCTGCGTAGGTTAGATGTTACTAGTTACGCTAGGGCAAACAATGTTGCCACTCTAACTACAGCCGACGACCATTTTTTGGTCCCTGGGCAGTATGTTTCAGTAAAGAACTTTACGACTTTTAACTCCTCTAATGCTGAGGTTCTTACAGTTCCTTCCGCTAACACTTTTACTTACGCAAGTACGGGGTCTGATGCCAGCACTACCCCTATAACTTCTGTTACTTCTAATGTGACTCATTTTCAGAGAGTGAGTAACACAGTAACAATTACAACTGCTACCAATCACGGGTTTTCTGCAGGAGACATTGTAAAAGTTGACAATATTGATGACCGAATTGATTCTGACTACTACTACGAGATAAGTCGAATTGGCACTAGCAATCTTCCTAATGACCCGACACTATTTCAATTTATTAGTGTCGGAGAAAAGATTAACTACAGCGAGACAGCAGCAACCGCCCAGGTTGAAAGAAACCCAATTGTAGAGGCGTATAGCGCTGGTTCTTACTCAGGTAATTCTGATATTGGCATTACTTTTAGCACCCCCGACTCTCTAACTACCGTTCAGGCCTATCAGGACCCGATTAGGGGTGCTGAAGTGTTTACTTTTAAAGAAATTATTGACAAGTATTCAAGCGACCTTATCGGATTTGATTATCGTATCCAGTGCGACTTCGATGAGTTGTCAGGGACCTTCTCAAAAGAATTTAAGTTCCTTCCGCTTGTCCCCGACAGCCTTGCGAATGCAATATCTAATGCTGGCGGCACTCTCCCAGCTGCAGACTTACCGCTGATAGAGTATTTTTCCATCGACGGTAGAAGCGCAACTGACCTCTCTTTCACTTTTCCTGGGAACATCAGCACAGTGCAGATGGTGGAGAGCATTGAAGAAGGTGCCACCAGAATATTCGCTCAGGGTAAGACGGACATCGATGCGCCACCTCCCTATGCTGCTGCAGTTGACCACACATTCTTACGAGGAGAAGACACTGCTAGTGGTAGAAAATGGCCTCTTTTTGACAAGGTGATAAAGAAAGACAAGGTTTACTACAGTAACGACTTGTATGAAATTGCCAACAAGGTTATGTCCCAGGCCCAGCTGCCGGTGGCCACATTCACTATTACCGTCAACGGAACCGTTCAGCCCGACGTTGGGTCTTATTGGCCGGGGGACTGGTGCATCATTTCGATTGACGACCCGTTTATTACCCAAAGATTAGAGAGCTATTACGAGAATAAAGGCGACTCTGGAAGAACGGTGTTGCTTCGTAAAATATCTAGAATTTCTGTGCAACTATCCAACAACCCGGCACTGCCGGAAGAAGTTTCCCTCGAGCTTGTGACAGAGCCGGGCGTAGATATAACAGGAGCTGAGAGAGCATGGCGGTAAAAAGAACTAGTAATCTGTCATCGACGATTTCAAACCTTGACAGAAAAATTAAAACATTAGAAAGCTCTACCACTGGGATTGCTTCGACTTCTACTGCAGTAACAACAACTACTACTCCCGATGATGAGGGTTTTTCTTCTGGCACTAATATTTCTGCCACTAATGCCCCGTATACCTATAAAAAAGTTGTAGAAGCTTACATCTATGGGCCTAAAGTTACAGGAAACACTTCTAGAGCCGAACTATATTTCGAGGAAGACCCTGGAGTACCTCAGGCGGGCTACGTCGAAGTTCAGGGTATCCATGGCAATACTGCCAATGATATTGATATATCGGGAAAGTTTAAAGTTTATGCTTTGGATGAAGACCCCTGGGATGACGATGTCCGTGCTACTCAACCTTGGCGCGACGAGCCTGGCGCAAGCATTACAAACACAATTTGGTACAACCCCGTAGTTACGCCTCCCGCCAATTCTCCGACTGACCAGGGTCTTCAGCTAATTACAACTAGATTGATTGATTCCGTGTCAGCAAGTGGAACTACAGTAACCGTAACTTTAAACTCGGCTCACCGTTTTGAGGCTGGCGATGTTTTATACTTTGACTTACCAAACAGCCTGCTAGACGGCTACACGGACAAACTCTTTCAGGTGTCAAACGTTGTAGACAGCACCACAATAGAGTATGAACTTGAATCTTCTCTTGGCTCCCCTATTAGCTTAAACAGCGGGGACCTTGGAACTGTTTATGTATATCCAGTTGCCCACGAGTACGTTGCAGATGGAACACTTTGGACCGACACCAGCGTTGAGCCCAACAAGGTCTACATTTGGAAGGGCTACCGTTGGTATGACACTACTGACGCGGCAGTGGCAGAATCCGGAGGAGCTGACACTGTTGCTCCAAGCCCCGTATCCAACCTTCAAGCAACCTCTGCTGTCACAGAAGTTTATGGCCCCGACACCAATGGAAAGTCGTCCGTAACCCTAACTTGGGATGCCCCCACCACTAATGAAAACAGCACTACTCTTGAAGATTTGGGTGGATACTCCGTTTGGTGGCGATACAACGCTTCTCAAGCTTGGAGAATCACCGAGATAGACGACCCCGACACCACGACGTGGATAGGCGAAGACTTTGTCTATAACGTGACTGTTTTGTTCGCGGTTTATGCCAAGGATAAATTCGGAAACAGGTCCACTGCTACAACAACAAGCATCACCACTTCCGCGACTCCCGCAGCTAGCATTGGAACCCCAAGCGCGCCCACTGTTACTGGCTATCTAGGAACTATGAAGGTCTACTGGGACGGACTTAACAGCATTGGCGGAGCTATAACGGAAACTTCTGGTGTGTTTGAGGTAGAACTGCATATATCTGCTACCAACAATTTCACCCCTAGTTCTAGCACTCTGTTTGAGCGATTCCCTGCAATTAATGGTCCGACTTATACGGTCATTCCAGGAAATGCAGAGATAGAAAGCTCTGCCATTGTTGATGGTCAAACTTACTACTTCAAATTTGGATTCATTGATATATAGGACAACACTTCTACATATTCCGCTCAGGGCTCTTTCGTCGGGCAGCTCAGCGACATCGTCACTTTTGACCAAATTGACGTTGGAACTATTACGGGAGAGATTCTTGTTGGTGCAGACATAAGAACTTCTGCTAATCCGTCTGTAAATGGTGGAATTGCTTTAGATAGTAGTGGAATTACTGCCTATGACGCCGGAGGCTCTCAGACTTTTAATATCAGTGCAGCTACAGGTGCAGTGACCATAGGTAACTACCTAACGTCTAGCACTGCCGCCAGTACTTATCTTAGTATTTCAAATGCTTCAGGGACTTACCTGACCCAGAGCAACGCCGCTAGTACTTATCTAACTCAGCTTACGGCTCAAGGGTTGTATTTAACACAAACAGACGCTAGCAATACTTATCTTACAGAGATTGGCGCTGGAACCCTATTTATTTCAAAAGGTGGTGCAGCGGGAGATATTAATTCAAACGCGACCACTATTGATGGTGGCAAAATTACTACAGGGACCTTGCTTGCAAACACTATAGGAAGCGGAACTCTGCCAGTAGGCGTAGTCTATGCAGGAACTATCAGCGCGGATAATATTACTTCTGGAGTTATAACTGGAAGTTCCATTCAAACCGCGTCTTCTGGTAAAAGAATCCTGCTCAGTAGAACCTCTAACTCTGCTGTGTTCTACGACGATAACGGCACTCTGGTCGGTAGGGTCCAAGGAGTTACAGTTGGTGGAGGTAGCCTAGATCTAGTCGGACGAGGTACGGCCTCTATAAACATAGGACTTGTTAGCACCGTAGTGGATGGGAACCTATCTACCTCGGGAAGTTCAAATATTGTTGCAGCTGGCCGATGTGGTCAGGCAACATTTTCATCTCTCGGAACAACAACTGCAGTAGGTAGAGATGCTACTACTCTGCTTTTTGGCCCCT